GTTATCTCTAAACTTTTGAGTTGTTGTGATACAACCTACTGTTGCATCTAACATCTTAAACATTACCCACTCGAAAGCATCAGCTTTACTTGGGAAATTTTGAATGATTGTCTTTTTCATATCGTTTTATTTTTTATTATATCTATTGTATAAATTTCAGGGTCATATATTCTTATCCAAACTATATTATATTTTTTAGGATTTTCAGTAACTACGATGCCATTATTACGACATCGTAGTTTATATATTGTTTTTGTCATTATTTAATATCCTTACTTGAAATTTGTATCATTCTTGGCATTGAATAATAATAATATCTTAAACCTTTTTTTGTTTCTTGTGAGTAAATTTTTAATGTTTTACCATTTGTGAAAGTTACTGTTTTTGTTGTTTCTGAAAATTTTGTTAAGTCTATCATATCTTTTGGCGTTTTATTATGATACAAATATACACACGTTTTTTATATATGCAAACTTTATTTTCAAAATTGTAAAAATATTTTACATTAATTACAATTCTCTGACAATTGACTGTAATAACTCATTTGCGTAATATAGTTTTTCGTCAATGATTTCTTGTACATCTTCAAGTTCTATGTGAGCAATAAACAAGTTGTGTGAACCTGGCATTCGTTTGTCGTACGAAACAAAGTAACCGAAGTCAACTGCACTTGCTATCATTCCAAGTTGCATTTGCCAGTAGTACTCAGGATGTAATTTAAGCAAATCTTCAGCACATTTGATTGACCTATTCTTTAAATGTATTCCACTATTAAAAGGATTCTTTATTTCGACCAAACAATTACCACCAAGTGCATCAGGGCTATAACCTGAATACTCACCATAAGGAATAAACGTATAAGTCTCGCCACCATAATAAGTGTAAAATTCATCTTGGTTTTGTTGGAATACTTCAAATGCTTCTTTTTCGTTTTCAGTTCCCCACGTTAACGCTTCGCCCCATATTGGTTTGCGAATGCCAGTTAGTAGCTCACTTGCTTTTTCATATACAAATGTCTTTGCAGTATCTGAAAGGTACTCCGATTTGTTTCTCGGAGTACCCATAAGTTTGTGAATTTCAGATGCCGTGAATTTACCTTCACGGACTTTAAGCCATTCGCTTTCGTTATTTGTTATTGTAATTTCCATTAGCGTTTGATTTTTCTTTTACAATTTCTTTTTCAAATTCTTTGTATAATATTAATAACCCCATATGATTTTCCTCTTTTGTTAACCAAGAAGCAAAATCAATCGCTTTCATAATAGTATAATATCGTTGAAGACTTTTTGCGTTTTCAATTTCATCTTCCCATTGTTCCTGATGTTTAGCATCACCAAATATTTTTGATACTAACCATTCTACCGGTGTTGGTTCTAAATTATTTTCCATTAACGTTTAATTTTAATCATACCCCAAAATAAATTTATTTCTGTAGCATTCCTTTTTTCTACTTTTATCGGTGCTTTTGGTTTAACAAATTTAATTTCAGTTTGAAAATTTTTGCCTTTGTGCCTTTTTGCAAGTTCTCTATTTTTCACAATTACTTTCTGTGCATCGTGTGGTGTTGGTCGCTTATTCATTAAGCTTGTACCACGTTGGTCGACATACTTTAAATCCTTTAAAGATTTAGTTGTTTGATTAGTCAGCTTGTGTTTACGACATAAAGCCGTTGTCATTGAACCGTAGGCATAAACGTCGTTTAGCAGGTTCACATAGTTGTTTAAATTTGATGTTCTCATATGTTTTTATATTATTGTCCAATAGTTTAAATTAAAATTTCATTTAGCTGCAATAAGTAACTTTTTGTTGTCAGCACTTATAATGTACTTGCGTTCGATGTCTTCTAACAAACCACCAGTTTGCAAATGCTCTTTTGCCTTTAACCAGTTAGGATGCTTAGGTGTTAGTTCTTCTTTCTTTGGTTGTTGTGGTACATTACCAGTCGCAGCGTTGCCGTCGTCGTCGTCGTCAATGTTTAAATTTAATATTGAAGATATGCTATAACGACGAGCATAACTCACACCACTACCAAGTTGTTGAGGGTTGGTATCGTCTTTGCATTTAATTTCATAAACGCTTTCTATACACTCACCACTATCAATGTGAATTAACTTAGTAACGACACAATTATTGATAACTGGTTGCATAATTACTAAGCCATTCTTTTTGAGAATAGGTGTGATAATAGATAAAATGTGTGGTAAGGTTGCATACTTTGAACCTTTGAAAAATGGATTGTTTGCATCCTTGCTAATCTTCGGACATTCCATCTGAAAATTGCTAACTGATAAAAATAGTTCTTTCATATCTTGTTTTGTTTTTTAAGTTCTAATACTATTTCGGTTAATCTTCTATTTCCCATATCGTCAAATAAATGCCAGTCAATTGCCTCATCTCGTAAACCATCTTCATCGTGACTAACAAAGGTATAAGGAATTAAATCTTCAGGGTATTCGTCAATGATTAATTGTTGTACAATTTCAGCGTCATATTCGAAATCGTAGTCACCATCACACAAGTGACATTTTGCAAGGGAAAAAACAACGTAACTCATATTTTTTCCTCCTTAATGATTTGAAGTGCCGTATTTAAGACGATAAGGGCTTTAGGTTGGATAACATCACCATTAAGGTATTTCCTAACCGTAGGCATAGATATGCCAGTACGTGCAGACACCTTTGAAACGATGCCGTGACGCTTGTTTAATTTGATTTGATTAATTACTTCTTGTATTTCCATAGAACAAAAATACAAAAAGTTTTTAATATTGCAAATTTATTTACAAAATTAAGTAAATATTTTTTGTGCTAAGTGGTCAGCTATTGACTGTGACAACGTATCTAAACGCTTTTGATTAAGAGTTGGTGCAATAAAAGGACGTGCCTTTGTACCAGTTTGACCTATATTTTTTACAATCACCTTTGCGATTACACTTTCTATACCTTTATTGAAAGCCGATTTAAACACGCCATAACGTCGTTTCTCCTTCATCCATTGCAAGATGTCTTTATATGCAACTTGTTTAGGTTGTTGCCCTTCTTCTACGTTAATATAGTAGTCGTTCATTATGACTATGTAGTTCACTCCCTTTGCACTTGCACGAATAACGGGCTTAATGTCAGCAGAAAGTGAACCACTTGCATTCGATTTGTTCTTTGCTAATTTATCCCGTAGTGCCGTAATTAAATCATTGCCCCAATTAACAATAATTCCGTTAATGTCAGGGGTTTTTAAGTCATCAAATAATGATTTCTTTACGCCAATGTCGGATAAATCAACTTGCTTCATAACGCTTTTAAGGCTTCAATAAGTTTTGGGTGTGGGTAAACATCGGCTTTGTCTTTGCGTACGCTATTATGTGTAAATACGCCATTTTCGCCTTTTAAAGCCCTTGTTGTAACGTCCCAAATATCTGCGTTGTAAGTTAAATCTATTCCGTATTTAGTTTTCCAAAGTTTTAACAAGTCGACCACCGATGCTATTTGTTCATCTGTGTAGTTTTGCCAGTACTTTTGACCTTTGTATGGCGTTGCAAGTTCGCACACCTGGTCAATGGGTACTTCTGAGTTAACATAGCTATAGAACTTATCGCCTTTTTTAACCAAGTAACCCCAGTTGACAATTTCAATACCTATTGAAATTTTATCTAAGTTCAAAAAAGGTAGCCCATTTGCTTTAAAAGGTGTGCTTGTTAGCCCTAAGTGATAAGCCCAATGTTCAGATTTAAAGCCCTGAAAGATAGTGCCATCACGTCCGATAACTACACACGTACCAATTTTGCCGATTTTGTCATTTTCCCAAATAGCGAAAACATTATCGCCGTTGCCAGTACCCGCCGTGTGATGCAAGTACACTTGTTTTTTTGGGGCTACTTCTTTGTAGTAGTCGTTAAAGATTATTTGTTTTAGTTTCATTTATAAGTTTGTTTAAATACCATTGTGCTTTTAATAAATCTTCGTGTCCGTTTTTTCGTTCGTATCTCCAAATGTATTTTATTACATTGCCTTTTAAATAACCTTTAAAAGATTCTTGAGACATTGTGCTTTTAATTGCGTCGATGCATTCGATTTCACCTTTGTAGTGTAAGGGGTTAATATTACTCATACTATTTTGCCGTTAATGATTCTCATATTATTAACGTGGAATGTATCATCTTGGTTTACATCTACACAAGCAAAGCCGTGTGACCATTTAGTATAGGCAAAAGGTCGGTA